TTAGTAACGAGAAGCAAGCAAAAGCAAAACGCTACTGCGAGGCATACGTTGAACGATTCGAGTCTTGCCTAGACAAGGGTACTAGTCTTGTGTTTTGCGGCAATGTAGGTACTGGAAAAACACATTTGGCTTATGCGGTTGCCCGTGCGGTGTTTGAAAAATATCAGTCTAAGTTGCTGCCTGAATTATCAGTTGCAAACATGGACGAAGAACGACCAGAAACAGTGTCAAAAGTCGTCAGCGCTTTGGATATTCTGCGAGAAGTCAAAGCGACATACAGCAAAAACAATCATGAAACTGAAACTGATGTAATCGCGCGTTACGTGCTATTGCCGTTACTGGTGATTGATGAAGTCGGTGTCCAGTTCGGTAGTGAAGCGGAAAAGGTAATCATGTTCGACATTCTCAATCGTCGTTACCTGGATATGAAACCGACCATCATGATTAGTAATTTGCCGATTGCTGAGTTGACTAACTTTGTAGGTGATCGAGTCGTTGACCGTATGCGTGAAAACAATGGCGCAGTGATTGAGTTTGACTGGGAATCGAATCGCAAGTGATTAACCAAACCCCAACCACTATGACCAACCAATCAATCGGCACATCCTACGGTCGTGTAATCCTCAGCCGTCAAATGCTGGGCGGCAAGCTGGCCACATTGGAAACCTTCAAAGCTGAATTAGCCAAACTGATTGATGCAGGAGAGATAACCCGTGACGATGCTAACGAGCGTTATCAGTGGGCTAAGGGGGTTAGTCGGTGATTGTCAAACTACCATACCCACCATCGGCGTTAAACCCAAACAAGAGACTGCATTGGGCGGTAAAGCGCAAGCATACGATGAATTATCGAGAGTTATGCAAGTACCGCTTCCGTATGCACTTTATCAATGAGCTTGGAGCAATCGAAGGGATTCGAGCATTAAAAAGTTTTGAAAATCATGTCGGTGATTTTAAGGTGAGTATCACATTCCATAAGCCAGACAACCGCAAGCGTGACGATGACAACATTATCGCCAGCTTTAAGGCAGGGCGTGATGGAGTGGCAGATGCGCTTAAAGTCGATGATAACCGCTTCGAGGTTAGCTACAAAGTGAGTAAGGAAAACGTGAAAGGCGGACTAGTTGTGATTGAGGTGAGTAAGTGAACGATACCTTTTGGCTTAAAGCTGACAATATTACAACCGTAATGCCTAACCTTGGTTTAGCGATTCGCTCACAGGTTGCGGCTGGCAAGGTTATCGAAGTGGCAATCAAAGAAGCAAAAGCGATTAAAACAAGGCAACAAGAAAAATACGCTCATGCCTGTATTGGCACAATCGCAAAAGAAGTAGGGGAATCACCAGAAGCGTTAAAAGTCAGAATTAAGGTAGCGCTTGGGTTGATAGAAGAGTTTTTTGCAGGAGGAAAAGTAATCACTCAAACACGCAGCACGGCAACGCTAACCCGTGATGAATATGGTCAGTTTATCGACGCAATCCAGCAAACAGCAAACCACTTAAATATCAGCTTGCCGCAACCTAAAGATATGGGGTTTTTCTGGTAATGGACTTTTTGAAAACCTACAGAAGCCCTAAATGGATACAAGCCGTGCGAGATATCGGGCGCTGTGTGCTATGTGGTAGCACCGAAGGCATACAAGCCGCGCACCGCAACCAAGGCAAAGGCATGGGCATTAAAACAGACGATTGCGCCACAGCTTGCTTGTGTCACAAATGCCACTTTGAGATTGATAACGGCAAGGATTTAAGCAAACAAGAAAGACACGCATTGATGGATAGCGCCATTGTTAAAACACTTATCGAGTTAGCCAGAAAAGGAAAAGTGACAGTATGACACTAAACGATTCAATCAAGATTATTAACCTGCTCAAAGCGCAAATAAAGGCTTGTGAGAAGCTTTCAACCGACGGACTAGCATTTAGCCTAGATGATTACGAACTCGCTTTGACGGTTGTTTTAGCCGCTGCTAGAGCCTATCACATTGAACGGTTGGGGTGATTATGGCACGCCCAAGTAAATACAACTGGGATGAGATTATTGACCACTATCTTGCTGGCATGTCCCGTGATGTTATTTGCGATAAATTTGGGTGCAAACCATCAAGCCTTTCTGAAGAGTTAAAGAAGCGCGGAATTAAAGAGCCAGACCAAAAACGAGTGCAGGTAAAAGATGCGATTGTTAGCGCGGTTAGTCGCGTTTCCGAAGTTTCCGAAATAATTACCGAAAATGAGCGAAATTCGATAATTAACGTGGCAGCTCACGAATCAGGTTACATCATGCTATTGCAACGCGCAGCAAGCGCTGGGGTTAATAAAGCGCTAGAGCTGCTTGAAACAACGGATTCGCAGATTGGCGTTAAGGCCTTCATGGACTCAATCGATAAGGCGACTGGCATCCTTGCACCAGAACATAAAGCCAAGGCAACCGCACCAGCGCAACAACCGATAACAGCGGTGCAGGTTAACTTAAAGGTGGTTAAGTGAACAAGCTAGAAGTTAACGCTGAAATCCCTAACTGGGCAATTGATTTTTATCAAACCGACATGCGTTATAAAGTTGCTTATGGCGGGCGCGGTAGTGGCAAAAGCTGGGGGTTTGCCTTGCTGATTGTACTCAAAATGATGCAATCGCCTATCCGCGTGTTATGCGCTCGTGAATTGCAAACATCAATGCGTGAGTCAGTTCATCAGCTAATCAGCGAAACTATTAAGCGGATTGGGGCGCAAGAAGCATTTAACGTTCTTGAATCAGAAATCACATGCACGCTAAATGGTAGCAGTTGTATTTTTAAGGGCTTAAAAGGCGTTAAAAACGATGCCAGTGCGCTCAAATCGTTCGAGGGGATTGATATATGCTGGATAGAAGAAGCGCAAACTGTAAGCCGAGAAAGCCTTGAAACACTAAAGCCAACAATCCGCAAACAAAACTCCGAGATATGGATAACGTTCAATCCATTACTGACAACTGATCCCGTTTATGTCGATTATGTGATTAACACACCAAAAAACGCCTTGGTGCGTAAGGTAAATTATTCCGATAACCCTTGGTTTGCAGATACAGCCTTACCAGATGATATGGCGCATATGAAAGCAACGGATTATGAACGATACCGCCACGTATGGGAGGGTGAGTGCGTTACGCATACTGATGCGCAAGTGTTCAAAGGCAAGTGGCGCGTTGATGATTTTGAAACACCCGAGGGCGTTGTTTTTTATTTTGGTGCAGACTGGGGCTTTTCTGTTGACCCAACAACGCTAATCCGCTGTTTTATTCAAGGCGGCAGTCTTTATATCGACTATGAAGCCTATGCTGTTGGGTGTGAAATCGACCACTTGCCAGCCTTATTTGATACCGTTCCTGAATCACGTCGATACATCATCCGAGCCGATAGCGCACTTCCAGCAACGATAAGCTATATGCAGCGCAGGGGTTTTAAGATGCAAGCCGTTAAGAAAGGCGCTGGTAGTGTAGAAGATGGAATCTTGCACCTGCGCGGCTATAACGAAATCATCATTCATGATCGTTGCATTAAAACAGCAGAAGAATTTTTACGCTATTCGTATAAAACCGACAAGCTAACAGGCGACGTCCAGCCTGTACTCGAAGACAAGTGGAATCACTGCATCGATGCGTTGCGCTATGCAGTAGAGCCGTTAATTAAATCCAGTCAACCAGTCGCACTTTCCTACACCACATCAAAAGCGAGGTATCGTTAATGTCAGATTATCCAGAGCAACTTATCGAAATGGGCATTTTATTTGCCGATGGCTTTGCCCAGCAAGGCTTTGGTGACGAGCAGGCAATAACAGCTGCTTGCAAGATGCTGGAGTACATTCGCACCAATATGGGCGGCTCATTGATTTACATAAACAAAGGCTCGAAATATGAAGCCGATGAGATAAAAGAAGAGATATGGAAAAAATTCAATGGGCGTAACCACGAGGAATTGCGCCGCGAGTATGGTACTTCTATTCAGCATATTTATAGAATCCTAAAATCCGCGCGTGATAAAACATTCGCTAAAAATCAACAAAACTTAATTTAAGGAATAACAATGAAAATACTCCGCGCACTGTTTGCCAAAAAACAACCAGCACCAACAACCGCCAGTCGCATTAGTGCAACAAAGGTAGCCGATAGTATCTTTAACAGCGTACAACGCGCCACAGGGTCACAGATTGAGTTTGAATTGGGACGTGTTGGAATAAAAAGAAAAGACTTACGCAAATTAACCCTAGATGATGAGATTTATACAGCAATCGAAACTAGACGTTCTGCCGTTGAAGCCACCCCGTGGCAGTTAGAGCCGTCAGAGAATGAATTATCTCAAGCGATTACTGAAATCATTAACCCACATATTAAAACTATTGTAAGCGCCGCCATTAATGCCACGCTATACGGCTATGCTGTTATCGAGTTAATCTGGGAGGATGGTGGCAATAATGGCACTACATTAAAAGACGTGCGAAACTTGCCCTTTGAGTGGTTTGATGTCGACAGTAACGGTCGGTGGGTCAATGTTGCAAACAGCGCAGTACCTATAGACACACAGCATAAGTTTATTGTGATTACCCATAATGCCAGCATTGACGAACCAAAGGGAGACCCGCTATTAGCACGTGCATACTGGGCTTGGCGATTCCGCACTGATGTATGGCGTTATTGGATGCGCTACTTAGAACGCTTTGCCGACCCTGTTTTGTTGGGCAAGGTATCAAACCCAGCTGACTTCATTTCCAGTGTAACGCAAATGGGTTTGGATTCTGCTATTGCAGTCGGCAAGGATGAATCAGTCGAAGCCATTATTGCTAACGGTGTAGGGGAATTTGAGCGCATAGAAACCGTGTTGCGCAAACGCTTTCAGCGGTTAATCCTCGGTCAAAATTTAACCAGTGAAGTATCTGGGGGCAGTCTTGCAGCGGCGGAGGTACACGAGCGAGTCCTAGAAGACCGACGCAACGCGGACATTGAAAAAGTGGAACAGGCTACCAATAAGCTGATTAGTGCGTTAATGGATTTATGCACTTTACCAGCAGGTGAGCAACCTGTTTTTGCAATGCGCGACGACACAGGGTTAGAAGAAAAACGCGCAGACCGTGACGCTAAGCTCATGGCACAGGGAGTAAAACTAACAGAACAATACTTCCTCCGTGCTTATGATTTTCAACAAGGCGACCTTGATACCACATTAGCGCAACCAGCTAGTGATAAATCGGCAAAATTATCAGCAAACTTTAGCGCAAAACAAAGTCCGTTTACGCCTGTACAAACAGCGGTCGAAGGTATTGCAGATGATGCACTAGCGCAAACTGCAAGCCCAATTGACCCAAGCTTAATCCGCAACGCGATATTAGCTGCTAAGAACCCAGAGGATTTAGAAGAGCGGCTATCAACCCTGCTAAATGAGCGTGACCCGAACTTTCAACAGGTAGTGGAGCAAGCAATTTTTGCCGCTGATGTTTTGGGTTATGTGGCGGAAGCGGAGCAGAAAATATGAGCGAATGGCTAAATCGTTCGTTAACATTTGATGAGGCTGTTGCTTGGGCAAAACAGCGCGAGGTTGTCTTGCCTGATGAGTATTATGGCAACCGCATTGGTATTGCGCGTGCGCAGGCGTTTAGCGTGGCTGGGCTTGCGAGTATTGACCAACTAGAAGCGGTTAAAGCCGCGCTAGATGACTATTTAATACAAGGAAAGCCGTTTAATAACTTTGTCAACGACGTTAAAGACGGCATTATCCCCATCGACTTGCCAAAAAGTAGGTTAGACAATATTTTTAGAACCAACATTCAGGGCGCATACAATGCGGGGCGATACGCAGCGCAACAGGATTTTAAGGAATCGCGCCCCTATCTTATGTACGATGCGATTAACGATTCTCGAACCCGTCCGTCGCATCGAGCAATGGATAATATCATCAAGCCAATAGATGACCCGTTTTGGAACACCCATTATCCGCCGAACGGATACCGTTGTCGTTGTCACGTTCGCAGTCTAAGCATAGAGCAAGCAGAAAAGAAAGGCGGAACAACGCTCAATGTTCCAGCAAATGCTAAACCAGACGAGGGTTGGGATTATAACGGTGGAAAGGAGCGTGGGGAGGGGATTAAGAGGGCATTACAAAATAGGCTTGCAAACTGCAAAGGAGCGTTAGAATTTGCAAAAAGAGTGCGTAATGACTCTTGTTCCTTAGCACAATATGACGAAGTTAAAAATACGATCACTGCGATACAGTCACTCTCAGAAAGAGGGTTTTCTATGCCGCCTATTCAAGAATTGCAGTCAGCTTTGTTATTGCCATCAGGCGTTAGTCATGACACAGCGATTGCACGGTTTTTGTCTGAATTTAGCGCAAACGATGGCCTTGTTAACTTAACCGATAACATAAAAATGCAAATAACAGATGATTTTTTTGTTAAACAATCTGGCGCAAGTAAAGCTGAAGGGAAAGACAGAGTGCGATTTATGCGCGTGTTTGCGCAAGCAATTCAACAGCCGCAAGAGGCTTGGCTATCGTTAGATGATGGTAGTAAGCGCGTGTTTTTAACACTGTTATCACGCTACAAAATCGGCAAAGAATCAGTTGGAATATTTGCTAGGTTGGAGCTAAAAGAAAACGGTTATTACAGAGGAATTACTTTATTTAATAGTGAGCTTGATTATATAGAAAGCAAAAGAGGTGAAGGTGGGTTAGTTAGGGTAAACCACCAATGACGACGCTCGTACACTTCCCTAACCGCGATGGCACTTTCGTCTAAACGAAATATTAACCGTAACCAAGGAGTAAATCAAATGGATTTTGATGCCATTGTCTCCGACTCGCCTTCTCGTCTAATCTATTTTTTTAACATCGGTTAAAAGACTACACAATCCTTGCGCGTTAAGCTGATAGCTATGAATAAACCTATTTATCTATCAGCGGCTTTAACGCCAGAATCAACAGACTGCACCACGAACCGCGCGTTTTCAGGTGTGGCGTACACTGGCGCGATGATTGAAAACCACGGCTGGTTGTCTAACGTCATTATCGACATCGACAGCATGACGATTGAGCCCAGCTTACAACTCTTACTAGAACACGACACAAACCACGTTATCGGTACTGCTACGGCAGTCAAACAAGACTGTAAAGTGCTGGTCAATGGTTTACTGGTTAGCGCCATCGACAACGACGCGCTTACTGTCTGCCAAAAAGCGCAAGCTGGAATTAGCTGGCAGCTGTCCGTTGGCTTGTACGATTATCAGCAACAAGAGTTAATCGAAGGTCAAAGCGAGGTGGTCAACGGCTTAACGGTCGAATATCCCGCCACTATCCTGCGCAACGCCGTACTCCGCGAGGTTTCTGTTGTTGCTCTTGGCGCTGATAGCGCAACCTCATTAGCGATTTTTTCACGTAACTTAACCCAACAAGAGGATAACCGCATGGATGTAAAAGCCTTGCAAGAAGAAAACGCCACATTAAAAGCGCAGCTTGAGGCTACCAATGTGGAATTATCAACACTAAAAGCCGAATTTGCAGCCAAACAGCTAGAAGCGCGCACCAACGAAGTGAAAGCCTTGTTTGCAGCTATCGGCAAAGAAGCAACTGAAGATGCCATTAAGCCCTATTTAAGTATGGATAGCGCGGCTTTTTCAGTCGTATCTGCCGACATGCAAGCGCTGAAGCCTAAAGCTAATGCCGCTTTATTTACTGCAACCACACAGCCAGCCGAAAAACCTGCTTTTGACCCAAGCAACGTTTACGGCGTTAACCGTTACAAAGGAGCATAACTATGCGCACAGCAACTCAAACTGAAAACCCACGCGCTTTAGCGTTTTTATTGTCCGAAGGCGATGGCACGATTAGCCGTGAATCGGTTGTTATTGGCGCTGGCAAGTTAGTAGCTGGTACGGTATTAGGCAAGGTCACAGCAAGCGGCCAATACGTCGCGCATAATCCAGCGGCAACGACTGGCGAGCAAGCGGCTGTTGCAGTATTAGGTTACGACACAGACGCAACCAGCGCACCACAAACAGCGGTAGCGATTGTACGTGAGGCTGAAGTGAACGCACTTAAATTAACTTTTGCTGCAAACATTACAGCAGCACAGAAAACAGCGGCAATCACGTCGTTAGCGTCTAACTTTATTATTGTACGAGGTGTTTAACCATGTTAATTAACGATATTATTAATACTGATGGTTTTAGCCTATCAGAATTAACGGCAGCTATTTATAAAGCACCTTATATCCCGAATGGTATTGCTAAAGCTGGCTTGTTTTCTGAGTCAGGAGTTACTACTACTACGGCAACAATTGAGCTATATGATGGCGCGTTAGGTTTAATCCAAACATCTGCTCGCGGCACAGCACCTAGCGTTGTATCTCAAGAAAAACGCACACGCAAAACTTTTGAAGCGCCACGCATTGCAACGATGGAATCTATCCTTGCTGATTCATTGCAAAATCGTCGCGCATTCGGTAATAGCTCGATGGATACGATTACTCTTGTTCGTGACCGTGCGGTTGCTCGTCTACGTAACCAAATCGAAATGACGCACGAGCACCAACGCGCTACTGCTTTACAAGGTATTGTTTTAGACGCAGACGGTACGCCATTAATCAACCTATTCAATGAGTTTGGTTTGACGCAACAAGTGCTAACAGGTGTAGCAACGGCAACTGATGTGCGCGGTCAGATTTTTACGGCTATTACAATGGCTGAATCAGCATTGGGTAACGCAGCACCAACAGGTTACAAAGTGTTTTGCGGTAAAGCGTTCTGGGCAGCGCTGATCGCTAACAAGTCAATTGTTAATACTTACATCTATTCACAAGATGCGGCTGCTGTACGTGGTGACACAACTCAATCGTTTGTTTTTGGTGGTGTTGAGTTCATTCGTTACCGCGGTGGCTATATTGCTGACAACGAAGCTTATTTGTGCCCTGAAGGTGTACCAGACTTGTTTGTGTCTTATTTTGCACCTGCGGACTATATGGAAACCGTTGGCACTATGGGCTTGCCTATGTACGCAAAAGCGTTTGAAATGGAACGTAACCGCGGCATTTTGTTAGAAGCACAATCTAACCCATTGCACTTGGTTACTCGTCCAGATGCTGTTATTAAAATGACTGCATGAGTTTATTAGTGTGATTAACACCCAAGACCTAATCAATCGTTTTGACAATGCCGAGCTTGCCCAATTAACGGGCGGGCTTAGTATTGATGAAGCCCGCTTGCAATTGGCTTGTAATGAAGCTATGCAGGAGGTTGATGGGGTTTTGGGCTCACGCTTTGCCTTTTATCGCTTTGCGGTGGTTTACCCCAGTGCGATAACAGATAAGGCGTTGCATATCGCTAGATACTGGTTATGGATTAGCTCATCCTTATCAATGAGCGACCAAGTTCAAGCAGGATATGATGCGGCTATGCGTTTCTTAAAGTCTGCGAACTTCACTCCTGAACAATTCGGAGTTACGGCAACAGCACAAACATCTAGCATGGCAAGTACGCCACGCACATTGCGTTATAACACCGATAAGTTTAAGCAACAGCTAGACCCTTATTTACCGCTAAACCCTGCCAGTATCGGGCAGGACTGGACGCCGTTATGATAAATATTG